TAGTTCTTTGGATAATATGGGAACAGATTACTTTACTAAAATTATCAAGTATGTGATAAAAGATGCTAATGTATTTGTGATTTCACATAAGACAGATGAATTGATTGATAAATTTGATAAAGTAATTAAGTTCGATAAGGTTAAGGGATTTAGTAAAATGATGACTTGACCTTTTATGTTTATTGAATTATACTATTAGGAGGTAAACTATTGATTATGTCTGAAATTCCTGAAAAAACTAACAAAAAAAATTATATTGGATCTGGTCTTCCTGGTGGATGGGGTGAAGATCATATTCGTATCAATGATTACTCGGGTAATGATGGGTACAGTTTAACTGGAAATCCTAATTTTACCTCGGATGTAATTAATTTTGCAACAAATCCAACCCCTGCTGCGATGGAATTTGAAAAAAAATTCTCCGAATCGCAATCTTTTAATTTAAATTCTAATACTTTTACTCTTAAATCTGAACCTCAACTTGTGAATAATTCTAAAAATAATCTATGGAAGTACAGTGAAGACAAGACTCTGAAAGAGATTGAAGAATATCTTGTCAGCACTTATAAATCTCACTACACTTCCGAAACATCAAAAACCCAAACACTTGATTTGATTGAAAGTATTGGAGATGCAGAACCTTTTGTTCGTTCTAATGCTATTAAGTATCTTTCTCGTTTTGGTAAGAAAAATGGGAAATCCAAAATGGATATTCTGAAAGCAATTCACTATTGCATTCTTCTTTATCATTTTTCTGGTCTGCACAATGAAACTGCGAAATCAAACTATGAAACTTTCTGAATCTACCATTTCTATTTTAAAAAACTTTGCTTCTATCAATCAATCTATTCTTGTAAGAAAAGGAAATAAACTTCGTACAATTTCTGTGATGAAAAATATCCTTGCAGAAGCAGAAGTAGAAGAAACATTTCAGAAAGATTTTGCAATTTATGATTTGAATCAATTTCTTAACGGACTATCTCTTCACCAAGATCCCGAACTTGATTTTTCCAATGATACTCACGTTGTAATTCGTGAAGGAAAACGTCGGGTTAAGTATTTCTTTGCTGATCCAGAAGTGATTGTTTCCCCGCCAGAAAAAGAAATTTCTCTTCCTTCCAGGGATATTTGCTTTCAATTGGAACATTCACAGTTGGATAAACTTAAAAAGGCAGCAGCAGTTTATCAACTTAATGATCTTTCTGTAATTGGTGATGCTGGTGTAATTCGTTTGGTGGTTCGTGATAAGAAGAACGATACATCCAATGAATATTCAATTATTGTTGGTGAAACAGATCAAGAATTTGTTTATAATTTTAAAGTAGAAAATCTCAAAATCATTCCTACAAATTATGATGTTGTGATTTCATCTAAACTTTTGTCACAATTCACGAATGAAAGGTACAATATCAAGTATTATATTGCTCTTGAACCCTGATTGATTTTTATTTTATATTATGAATATTTTTGTAGTTAATTCCTGCCCAGTGATTGCTGCTGCAGAACTTCCTGACAAATACACCGTTAAAATGGCACTAGAATCTTGTCAAATGCTCTCCGTCATTTACTCAAAGTGGTATTATAATTGGGGCACCATTCCCAAAAAAGATGGAACCCCATATAGCACTGAAAAGGGAGCATTCCGAAATCATCCTTGTACTGTTTGGGCAGCAAAGAATTATGAAAACCTTGCCTGGTTGATTCGGCACGGTTATGCTCTGTGTAATGAATATCGGCATCGTTATGGTAAAGTTCATGCTTGCTTTGATGGTCTTCAAGCAGCAGAAGTTATCTTTCTAGATAACTCGCAAGAAAGTCTTGAAATTTATAAGAATGTAAAATCTTTTACTCGTGCTATGCCTGATGAGTTCAAACTTGATGAAAGTATTGATACACCAACAGCATATCAGAAGTATGTTGCATCTAAACCTTGGGTAAAGGACAATTACCTAAAAATTCCTGATAGAATGCCAAATTGGATTTATGAGTATGCGTGAAGATTTTTTGTGGGTGGAAAAATGGCGCCCAAAGACAATTGAAGATTGTATTCTTCCAGAAGATATTAAGAAAACATTTAGTGATTTTCTAAATAAAGGTGAAATCCCAAACTTGCTTCTTTGTGGTCCTCCAGGAGTCGGAAAGACCACAGTAGCAAAAGCATTATGTAATGAGTTAGGAGTAGATTATTATGTCATCAATGGATCTGATGAAGGACGATTTTTGGACACGGTACGGAACCAAGCAAAGAACTTTGCTTCGACCGTCTCACTTCAAGCAACTGGTAAGCACAAAGTCATCATCATTGACGAAGCAGATAACACAGGAAACGACGTACAACTCCTTTTACGGGCTAATATTGAGACGTTTTATAACAACTGTCGGTTTATCTTCACCTGTAACTACAAAAACAAAATCATTGAACCTCTCCACTCCCGATGTGCAGTTGTTGAGTTCAGTATCAGAGGAAAAGAAAAAGCCCAGTTGGCAGGATCCTTCTTCAAGCGTCTTCAAAACATCTTGGATGAAGAAAGCATCAAATATGATCCGAAAGTCCTTGCGGAACTAATTAATAAGCACTTTCCAGATTGGAGGAGAGTTCTTAATGAATGTCAAAGGTATTCAGTAAGTGGTGAAATTGATTCTGGTATTCTTGTAACATTTTCTGATATAAAAACAAATGATCTCATTAAATATCTCAAAGAAAAGAACTTTTCGGAAGTTCGTAAATGGGTTGTTTCCAATGTAGATAATGATTGTGGTATTGTTCTTCGTAAAATTTACGATGCACTTTACAATGTTCTTGATGGTGCCAGCATTGCTGCTGCTGTTCTTATTGTTGCTAAGTATCAATACCAATCAGCTTTTGTGGCAGACCAAGAAATTAATCTTCTTGCTGCTCTTACAGAAATTATGGTTGAATGTAATTTCAAATGAAATATGAACTAAAAGATTGGTTGAGTTCAATTCACCAATCAAAGAAAAATATTATGGATGAAGATATTTCTTCCAAAAAGGATTATTCCCCTTTTGTTATTAATAAATGTTTATCAGGGCATATTGATTGTTTAATGTATGCTAATGAAATGAATAAGAATCATTCATTAGATAAAAAACTTCAATATGATTTTCTTATAAATATTGTAAGAAAGAAGAAGAGGGGATTTTCTCCTTTTCTTCGTAAAGAAAAATTTCAAGACCTTGAAGTAGTCAAATCTTACTATGGTTATAGTAATGAGAAGGCAGAGCAAGCATTGAAAATTCTTACAAAAGAACAACTGGATTTTATTAAATCGAAATTTGAACTTGGAGGAACAAAATGAGTGCAGTAGTAGAACCTATCGTGAATTGGACACCAGACCAAATGGTCGAAGTGATTTTGAATGAACCTGATGATTTTTTAAAGGTTCGTGAGACACTCACTCGTATCGGTGTTGCTTCACGTAAAGAAAAAAAGTTATATCAAAGTGTGCATATTTTACACAAGCAAGGTCGTTATTATCTTGTAAGTTTTAAAGAATTGTTTGCTTTGGATGGTAAACATGCAAATCTGACTGTAAATGATGTACAAAGACGTAATCGTATTGTGCAATTGATTGCGGACTGGGGATTGATTACGATTGTAAATCCAGAAAAAATTACAGATATTGCTCCATTAAATCAAATTAAGGTTCTTTCTTATAAAGAAAAGGGAGAATGGATTCTTGAAACAAAGTATAATATTGGTAAAAAGGTTAAACCACAGGAAACCGAATGATTTTATAGGGAGTTCCGAACTCCCTTTTTTTATGATTTTCAATATATAATAGTAATGTTGCCTTCGGGGACATTATTCACTTACAGACGCTTTAAGGAGGTCTATTATGTTTAACACAACTACCTTAACATATACTATTAAAGATATTGATAAATTGTTAAATGATTCCAGTAGATGGGGAATTGGAATGGATGAATGGATTAATCGATTCACAACAGCAAGTGAATCTTATTCAAATTATCCACCTTATAATTATATAAAAGAAAGCAGCACAGAGTTTAGATTGGAATTTGCTCTTGCTGGATATAAAAAAGAAGATATTGAAGTTATTACTGAAAATAACAATTTATATGTTGAATCTAAAAAATCAGAATCTTCTAAAACTGATGAGTATTTGCATCAAGGATTAGCAAAACGAGCATTTACTTGGAGCAGAACATTATCTGATGATGTAGAAGTTAGAGATGTTTCTTTTGAAAATGGATTGTTAGTTATTAAACTAAATAAGATAATACCAGAACATCAGAAGAAGAAGGTTTATGAAATCGTTTCAGGAGTTCATGAAAATAATTCAGGAAATGAAGGGTGACTTTGGTGCCGATGTAAAAATGGGAGACCAACCAGAAAATTGTTATGGTAAAAAAATTAAATATGCTGGCCTTAAAAAGAAAGTATGTGCTTTTAAAAGAAAACGTGAATAAATAAGATTGGCTACCCCTTTAAATATTGTCGCCAAAAAGGAGAACAACTGGCAAAAACCAGTTTGACGTTCTCCTTTTTTTATGGTAAAATAAAAAGAGATATAGAGAAAGTTATGACGATTAAACTTGCTCTTCTTAAATCAGGAGAAGAGGTAATTGCTGATATTAAAGAAATTATAGCAGAAGACCAAAAAGTTATTTCATTTCTATTTTCAAATCCTTATGTGGTTAAATTAATTACACCACAGGTTTTGATGGAAGAAAATGAAACAGCACCAGAAAGAGAATATAAAGTTTCTTTCTATCCTTGGATTCCTTTATCTTTTGATAAAGATATTCCAGTAAACACTGATTGGGTAGTTTCAATTGTAGAACCAGTAGAAATGGTCAAAACATCTTATGAGGAAAAAATAAATGGAAGAAGAAATAACAATGTCGATGGACCAAATGATAGAGGAACCGATGGAGGAAGTCGTGCAGGAACCAACAATACAGATTCTGATCTTGATCAATCAGTTATTATTGATTAGTAAAATAGAAGAAGTCGTAGCAGATATTGGACAACCAGATTGTAGACTTGTTAAACCTTATCTTATTCTTGATGATGGAAGTATGATTCCTTGGTTAAGTAAACTTACCAATGATACTGAAATTATGATAAGTTCTGATAAGATTTTAACACTTGTGGAACCAACAAAAAATCTACTTAATGATTATTTGAAACTTTCTAATTGAGGATGAATGCGATTTTACACGAATGTTTATGAAAAATTTAATAAGATTTATGTAAGAGGATATGATAATGGAGAATATTTTTCATATGAAGAAGAATATTCTCCTACTTTTTTTGTAAATTCAAAAAAGAAAAGTAAATATAAAACTCTTGATGGATTAAATGTAGAACCTATTCAACCAGGTAAAATTTCAGAATGTAAAGATTTTCTTGCAAAATATTCAAATGTAGAAGGATTTAATGTATTTGGTAATGATAATTTCAAAGCACAATATATTTCTGAAAAATATCCAGAAGATGAAATTAAATTTGATATCAAAAAGATTCGTCTTGTAACTATTGATATTGAGGTTGCTTCTGAAAATGGTTTTCCAAATGTATTTGATTGTGCAGAAGAACTTCTTTTGATTACAATTCAAAATTATGCAACAAAGCAAATTATAACGTTTGGTTCACGTCCATACATTAATGTACGTAAAGATATAATGTAT